TTAAATGCAAAAAGAATAAACAGGCGATCCGGTAAAAAACATAAAATACAATCACCAAATGTAACTTTTAAAGCATTCGTAAGAACATTTAAAGATTCTTTTAATGCTGGCTGGCAAGAAACTCAATACCCCAACCAGTCTGTACCAATAGCACACCAATCAACTCCAAGAAGAGTTATACAAATTGAATGGACAGTCCCATCAGCAAGCAAAGAAGAAGCGGTTAAAAACTTAGCAAAATGCTCTTGGTTGGCTCAGAGTATGTTCCCAGCACTATCGTGGGATTCTGCCGCCGCCACTCCAAAATCATCGTTTATGGCAATTAAATTTGCGAATCTTATTCAAGCAAACAATGGTGGCCCTCTCCCTGGTTATATTAGCAATTTTAATTATACTCCTAATTTTGTAGAAGGGGTTCACATACTAAAAGAAGCTGAATCTGGTTGGGCAAATGGATACGCACAAAAAAAACAACTTAATCTTTTTCCAAATGTCGTTGATATTTCTTTAGAGTTTAAACCAATCCAAACAAGAGACTCCTTTGGATTAGATATCAGCGAGATGGAACCTGGTTGGAATAATTCTTCGTGGCCATATGGAGTTAAAATAGACCCAAGATTACACACTGACTCTAAAGCTAGCACAAAATCAACCACTCAATTGGCCGACCCAAGAGCTACGAATATAATTAAGGCACAAAGATCGGGGATTACTAAATGAGAAATAAAAAAAGACCACTTGCATTTAATAGCAAAGAATTGTATTCTGAACATTTTATAGCAAGAGGGGTTAATTTTATTGAGCATTTTTCAACTCCAAGAATGAACCACCCTTCGCCCAATCAAATTAAAAAATTAAATCTCACTTATCATGTCTGGTCTCATGGCGATAAATATTATAAGCTAGCCCATGAATATTATAATGATTCAAAAATGTGGTGGGTCATTGCATGGTTCAACAAACTGCCAACAGAATCTCATATAAAGCTTGGAGATACAATTTATATTCCAACACCATTAAATGAGATACTTAAAATATATGGGCTGTATTATTAAAAGGGAAAAGAAATGTCAAATGGCTTTAGCACCAGTGAAGTAACTACAGCGCGAATTGAGGAATCCGCGCTGGCCAACAAGGGAGAAAGATACCGATTTCAGGAGCAGTGTTTCTTACACTTTTGGAAAACTCATATTTTTCAAAAATTGATGGCGCAAAAGAGGCATCCTTTAAATTTGATCTTTTCGACCGAACCGGGTGAACCACAGGCGGAGATTAAAGCTACTAAATGTCCGGACGACGTGAAGCCGGCATCCCACGCGGGCAAGGTTGAACGGTGCGAACCACTGTTTACGTATAATCATATTAATTCTGTTATTTCAGAAAACCCTGCCGCGTTAGCGGGCCAATTTAATAAACTTGACGGCGCCGACCAATTTTTTAATTTAGACTCTTCTATTTTAACTCAGCTTAAGCCAGAAATAGAATTATATAAAATTTATCCAACAACACAAGACACTAAAAACTCGAAAAACAATCAACCTAATACTTCACCTGAAACAATTCGACATAAAATACAAATGCCTTTAGGTGAAAATATTTATGCAGACGAGGAGGGCATGCCCTCTAGAACAGGCATTTCTTCTTTAGAAGACCTTTTTTATGATCAAGGAGTTCTTGGGAATGTTATGATGACTGATCTATCGTTTCAATTTGCCGGAAAAACTGCGGCATTATTAAATACTGTAGAAAGCGTAAGATTTACTTTATCTTTTTCCTCTTTTAATTTATTTAATCATGAATTTGAAACTATAATAGGGGAAGAAGGCGAAGATTCTCTAGTATGGAGCTATAAAGATTTAATTTCATATTCAAACAGAAATGTAAGAAAAAAATCTTACACCGCTATTGATTCACCAACTTTAACTGATGCTAGTTGCTACGAAAGTGGAGATAAATTTATTCAAGACAGCATGAATTTTGATCTCTCGGAAGCACCAAACAAAGATTTTTTTGAAATCCAGATGGCCATCCGTTATAATCCAGACGATATAGACTGGGACATGGTCACTACCGCAGCCTATGGCACGGATAGTGACTATTCTACACGTGTCGACGCCAAAGGGAAGAAAATAAGCAATGAAAGCCAAGAAAGTTTGAAAACATTTTTAAGAAATTCAGCAATATTATTAAGACTGCAGTTTGTTGCTCATACAATTAAATATAATGCAAAATCGAGCGGCGCCGACCCAGAATTATTGATAGATTTTGAATACAAAGCTTTTATTGAAAGCTCCTTGAATACGCCAGAGTTAGACATATTTAAATTAATTGGACAGGAAACAAAACTTATTGATGCAGAAAACAAGCTGTCACAGGCCCGCCGACTTTTAGAAGCAGTACAACGCGAAAACTTAACTTTAGGGGCGATATTTGGCCAAGGCGGCGCCCAAGATGTTGATGCCAGCGATGGAAGATTATCTGCAAATGAGCAATACTCAGATCTGAGAGATTGGCTCAGCAAACCCGGATCCGGCGTAGCTGGAGAATTATCCTGGTTAATTTGGTCCCCCTCTTTAATAAGACAACCTGGAGGCCTAGCAAATATTATTCCTACAAAAGCTGAGTTGGACAAAGCCGACTCGGAGAGACGAGCACCGTCTCCAACGTCGGCAAGACAACATGCTCAAGTCAGGAAGGGCCTACACCGTGACCAGGATTTAGAGTCAGTATTAAATGATTCGGCGAAAGCCGTAAGAGTTTTTGAAGAATTAGTTAACAAAATTAGAAATTATTTAAGATCTTTAAGACGCCACACCATTGGAGAAAAGTATAAAAATATTTTTACATACCTTTGGCAACTAGAAAAAGTTTATTCGTTAAGTGTGGGGCAGGTAGAGCAACAACTTGGGTTTGCAGCAGGTAAAGTAGCGGCAGAAAAAACGGTAGCCAAAAAACGAAGAGATATATTGAAAGCCCCCAGAGCCTTCGAGCCAAAAAACATTAGAGTAGTTATACCGGCGACCGGCGCATGGAAAGGCGGCGGTGAGCACGACCAGAATCTCGAAGATATGTCCAAAGCGTTCCAAGAAACACATATGTCTCCGGCGAAAATTAATGAATATAAACAGAAGGACAAGAAGAACCCGAATCAAAACATCGTGAAGACATTGGCACAACGACAACAAGATATTTTGGGGGCCCCAACATTATCTCAACCTGCCGATTTCAACGCTGACACTGCTAAAGTTTATTTTACTACTTTGGGCGACATTTTAGACGTTGCTATTACAATTGCTTCTGCGCCAAATTATGGCATTTTTGACAGAGGAATTGGATATTTACTTGGCCCATTACTTGAACATGATTTTACTAGCACTATATTAGGGGCAACTAACAAAAAAGCGCTTTTTAATTTGGCGTGGGTACCGATCTCTTTAAAAGCTTTAGCGGGGTTTTTTGCAAAAAAAGTTATGGCAAGCACAAGAGAGAGATATCTGTTAGGCGATTTTATAAGAGATATTATTCAAGATTTAATTTTACCAAGTTTAGGCTCTCGGTGTATTGACGACGCACTAGAGGGCAATCAAGAAATTGGAGTAATGACTTTTACCACAAAAATGAAAAAATACAGTCCCGCAATCGCCGGCGAGCCGTCCGAAACATGGAAGGACCGCTTTGTACCGCCTTTATATCCCGCTCGCCGAGTGGGCGATGAGCCCAAGACCGGCTACGATCAGTATCCCCCCGGCGGCTCCCATACATATGAAGTACACCCAGAACTGCCGTATATATGGGATCCCATTAGCCCACCGATTACCACCGGTCAGGCCATCGACTGGAATCGAGTTATTACACTAACAGACTTAACATCAGTTGCTCCAAATACGCCCATTAAAGAACAATTTAATTACATGTTTATTTATGTAAATAATTATATCCCAACAAGGCTAGATCCAACAAAGGAAGATGAGAATAGAAACAACGGCATACATTATTTGCATTTAGGAAAAATACCTTCCATCGCGAGGGGGGCAACATTTACAAAAGAAAACCAAGATTATGTTCGAGAGGCCCGAGTAATGGGACAATTAACTAGGACAGGAGGAATAGCTCTAAAAGATGTGTACCGATTCAGTTGCTCCATGTATGGGAATAATATATTCAAGCCAGGGATGTTGTTTTTTGTAGATCCAACAAAAGATGGGTCTGCGAATTATGAAGAATGGAGGGATCTCGGTATTGGTGGGTTTTACAGAGTAGTTCGAGTCGACCATGCAATTAATGCAGGGGGAGATCCTTCGCACGTAACGAGCCTCAACGCAGTTTGGGAAACTTTTGGCAGCTGCGATCCTCAAAGCGAAGATTGGGGGCTAATCGACAAGAAATATGTTAATATTTATTTCGAAACTCTCAAAGCCGCCGGCGCGAACGAAGCCAACCAGGTGGTAGGACTCCTGGCCGCCGCCGAGGAAGGATTTTAAAATGGCAACAGTAGAAGAGTTATTTAAAATTGCAAAAGTCCCAAAAGGTAATAATCGTGCAAGCTCCATTGAGAGCTATCACGAAAAAAAATATTATTATGAAAAGGTATATCCGGATGGAAAATTGCCTTGGATTGATAAACCTTTTGATTTTATTAATGAGAACCCTTTATATGGAAAAGTTAATTTAAACGGAGATACCATGGTACCTAAAAGCGCCATAATTAATGGTGTCTCCGTTTATAAAAGAGGAGCAAACATTGGGGGAGCCAAAGAACCAGTTTTTGTATTTGATTTTGTTGCAGAAGCCTTTAATGATTTAAAAGCGAATATAAAAACATTGGTACGAACTGACTGGCTTTCTTCTGTTGGACCAATAGCAGAGTTTGCAGCGGCGAAAGGGATGGTAGATTTAAAAGAGATAAGCGAACTACAGAAAAAAATGCACTATTTTGTTTTTGTTTCCCAATTTCTTTCTACCGGAGTGCCGAAACACAAAGAAAAAATATCAAATATTTCAGACTTTACTCATTTCTTTCTTAAATATTTAAAAGGGGTCACCCCAGATATACCATTCACAAAAAGTGGTATAGTTAATGCCTATTACATGTCGCCATTAGCTACTGGTCTGTGCGTAGAGATTGACACAAAAGGCTATGATGATGATAGCGCAAAACACGAGTTTCTTACTGATCCAAATTTTAATATTTACAGAATTGTAGCGAGAAGATTTGGGTTTATGGTAGACAGAAATGTTCCATGGAGATTGGTCGCAGATATTAAATCGCTTAAGATGCGCGAGTATATGCGCATCGTATATGAGAAAAGTATAATACAACAAAGACAAGATGCTATTGCGAGGTGGGCAGAAGCAGCGCTTAAGTCAAAATTTCCCGAGTGGCCAACTGTAGAAGGTATTACAAACAATACTTATAAAGGAGTTGATTTAACTCCTGAAGAAGTTGTGGCGCGCCAAGGCCAGTTAGAAAAAGAACTTAACGGTGTTTTAGTTGATGTGGCAAATGAAACAAAGGCGGCTGGCCTAACAGAGGAAAAAGAGCTTTACAATGCTAAAAGTCCAGTATGGGATAATAATGGAGTAGCAATCTGCACTGGAGAAACCTTTAAAGTATGTCGGTCAAGGGTGTTAAAATTTGATAAATTTTTTGAAATTTACTATGATATCCCATACTTGGATGAAATACGAGAAATTAAAAAAACTGTGTACGATTGGTATCTAAGCTATTATGTACAAAACCCTGTCACAAAAAAAAGAGTTTTATGCTCTGAAAAGTCAGGGAGAGGAAGAAAACACATTATTAAAGAAACAAAGTTAAAATATTTGTCCGAAAAAGAATATGATAAATTATATAATGAACTTTTTTGGATTAAAATGTATTTTGATATCAAGCTAGCAGAAAATAATATAACATTAAAGTCAGTTGAATATAGCAAACATTTAAAAAAAATAAAGGAGTTGGCAACTTTAAATTCTGGAAAACATAAATTGGTTGGCACCACAACAAAAGATGACGACCATACACATTCTTATTGGGTCGACGAAGGCCTTCTGACGAAAGGTCACGGCTTAGGACCAGAATTCGTGTACGGTGGCAATGGCTATACAAGCTACGCTGAACACCCTGCCGGCTCCGGAAATTATCATAATCATTGGATAGACAATTGGACTGTTGGCACGGCGAAATATTCGTTCAAAGACTGGGTATCCGGATACACACCAGCTATAGAAGAAGACAAACACCACGTACACTCAATCCCTAATTCTGATCTGCCTCTTGCACTCGCTTACATCAACAAAGCCCTCCAAAAGAAGATGAAGGGCTTAAAACGAATATATAGAAAAGAAGATAAAGAACAAGCGATTGGCGAACTATTGCTAAACGCCTCTCAAAATGGGATGCTCCCATATTAAAAAACATCAAAAAATTGTTTGATATTTATATAAAATATGATATAGTATGAGTTATGTTGTTCCAAACATTTGACGACAAAAAAAATTGCAACGCCACGTATACAAAAAATAAACTGTATCTGAAAGCTTTTCCTAAAAAAATGACAAAGACTTGGGCATACTCAGAAGCATTAAAAAACAAAGACAACATTGAATACGCGCAAATTTATTGCAAGGGGAAAACATTAGACGCGATATGCCCAGAATATCTTCAAAAAGACTGGGAAAAGGTCAAAAATAAATTGATCGCTTTTTATAAGGCGTGCGAAGAAGCAGAGCTAGATTTAAACAAGCATTGTTTCTATGACATGACACCAAGATTTTTTTTAGAAGATCTAGCTCAAATTAAAAATAAAATATGTGAGTTTGTTTTTTCGAATTATGAAAAGCCTAAGAACTATAATTTTATGTTGCAACTTATGAAAATACTAACAGAAATTAAAAACACAAAACTTAATATCAATTATTCGGCATTAAATGATAGATTGCACGAATTCAAAGTTAGAAAATTTATATCAAACAACAAAAATAATCTACCATATATTAGTTACGATCCTTTTAAAACAAAAACAGGAAGGCTTTCTACTCGCCCAAGCACTTTTCCTATTTTAACCATGGACAAAGATTATAGAAGAATACTGAAACCAAATAATGACTGGTTTGTAGAGTTTGATTTTAACGCCGCAGAATTACGCGTTATGCTCAGTCTTTTGGGAAAAGAACAACCACAAGGAGACCTCCATGAATGGAATATGAAAAACGTCTATGGGGGATTAATCACGCGAGAAAAAGCCAAAAAAAGAATATTTGCATGGCTTTACAACCCAGAATCAAACGATCACCTTTCAAGCAAAGCCTATGACAGAGAATCTTTATTACAAAATTATTGGAATGGAAGCCATATACAAACAATCTACGATAGAACAATCGAAGCTGATGAGTATCATGCATTAAATTATTTAATACAGTCTACTGCAGCAGATTTACTTTTTAAACAAATGATTAAAATTTGGGAAATATTGGAAGGTAGAAAATCTAGGATTGCTTTTTGCATGCATGATTCTCTTATAATAGATTATTCTGAAGAAGACATAGACATATTAGCAAAATTAAAAAAAATATTTTCTGACACTGATTTAGGTAATTTTATAGTAAACGTAGCGGTGGGTAAAAATTATGGAAAAATGGAAAAGTTAAGTATTTAAAATGAATATAATTGGACTAGGACAAGCAGGCTGTAATATCGCGGAATATTTTAAACAATACCCGCAGTATAAAGTCTTAAAAATAGATGTAGGGCTTAAAAATTCTGAGGACGAGTACACCCTGGAATATCAAAGTAGTCCAGAAATTTATGAAAATAAATTCCCAAGCTTAAAACAAACATTTTTAAAAGAGTTGGCCGGCCAAACTTTATTTATAACAAGTTGTGGATTTATTTCTGGAGCCTCTCTGCGCCTTTTAGAACAACTACAAGAGACTTGTACGATGAGTATACTTTATATTAAACCAGATAGTAATAATTTATCAAAAGAAAAAACTCTTCAAGAAAATTTAGTATTTAATGTTTTTCAAGAATATGCGCGATCTGGTTTGCTGGAGAGACTTTACATTGTTGACAATACAAAAGTATCTGAGATAGTTGGAGAAACTCCAGTGCGAGAATATTACAATCAAATAAATAAAACAATTTGCTCTACGATTCACATGATAAACGTTTTTGAAAATTCAGAAGCAGTGATGAGTACGCTGTTCGAGCCTACAGTCACGGCACGAATATCAACTCTTGGTTTAGTAGATTTTGAAACAGACGAAGAAAGTATGTTTTTTGACCTTAACATGCCAAGAGAGAAAAGATATTACTATGCGATCCCAGAGAAAATTTTAAGCTCCGATGGGACACTGGTTAAAAAAATTAAAAAACAAGTTAAAAATGGTATCGAACATGATAAAATGAGGAACAGTTATGCAGTATATTCTACAAACTATGAAACGTTATATGTATATTGCATATCAAACAGCACTCTTCTTCAAAAAAATGAAAAAAGTGCTTGACATGCTTAAAAAAATGAAGTATTATATAAACAGCAATATGAGAGAGTTATCATGTTGACTTTAACAAGGAGAAAATAATAATTATGGCAATTGATATGAAGAAAATGCGTGAACGTCTTGGCACGCTTAAAAATAAGGGTGGAGCTAGCGGCTTTTGGCGTCCTCAAGACGGTGAGCAAACTATCCGGATTGTTCCAACAGCAGATGGGGATCCTTTCAAAGATTACTGGTTTCACTACAACGTCGGCGACAATCCTGGATTTCTTAGTCCAAAAAGAAATTTTGGCGAGGATTGTCCTTTAGATTCTTTTGTTCGGAACCTTTGGCAAGAAGGAACCGAAGAGAGTCGACGAATGGCTAAAAAGTTGTCAGCCCGGCAACGGTTCTTCGCCCCAGTTGTTGTACGTGGCGAAGAAGATCAAGGCGTACGTGTTTGGGGCTTTGGAAAACAGGTATACGAAAAGCTTTTGAATCTAGTACTAAACCCAGAGTACGGTGATATCACTGACTCTGAAGCAGGCACTGATTTAACAATTGCTTATGGAAAACCTGCAGGAGCCTCTTTCCCCGTGACAAACATCACCCCCCGCCGACGAAGTTCCCCGCTTTGTCCCGATGGTCCTGAAAAGTGTCGCGAAGTCTTGGATAGTATCCCGGATTTTGATGAGCTATTTGCTGGAAGTCGAAAGACTTTCGTAGAAGTTCAAGCGATGCTGGATGAATTTCTTTTGGGAGAAACAAACCCAGAAGAGGCTTCATCTGAGACTACTAAATATAATGATGATAAAAGCAAAGATCAAGGCAATGCCGTTGATAAAGCTTTTGCTGATTTGTTAGGGTAGTTAATTTGTTCGGAAGAGGGGATTCTTTCCCCTCTTCCTTTTTAATAAACAGGAGAGAACATGATTTGTTCATTTACATATATAGGCACTACGCTTTTTCTAGTTTGTACTTTTTAGAGGAAAGGGATTACAATGGCAAGAACTAAAACAAATAAAACTGGCACAATTTCAATCGCTGACATGCGAAACATTATTAATAAAAAAGCTGGAATGAATGTAGCACACAATCTTAATGAAGATAGCCCAACTCTCGTTAAAGAGTGGATTCCAACGGGATCTCGTTGGCTTGATTCGATTATTTGCCGAGGCAAATTAGCAGGCATCCCAGTAGGCAAGATCGTAGAAATTGCAGGATTAGAATCAACTGGTAAATCTTATATGGCTGCTCAAGTTGCAGCTAATGCACAAAAAATGGGCATTGATGTTGTTTATTTTGATTCTGAATCGGCAATCGATCCTTCATTTCTTGAGAAAGCTGGTTGCAACGTTGAAAATTTATTGTACGTACAAGCTACTTCTGTTGAATTTGTACTTGAAACAATTGAAGAACTACTAGGCTCAAATGAAAATCGTATGCTTTTTATCTGGGACTCTTTAGCGTTAACGCCAGCAGTCTCAGACATTGAAGGAGACTTTAACCCTCTTTCCTCAATGGCAGTCAAAGCAAGAATTCTTGCAAAAGGAATGTCAAAGCTTACTGTACCAATCGCAAATAGTCAATCAACATTTTTAGTGTTAAACCAGCTTAAAACAAATATTACACGATCTCCGTCCGAAGCTCTTACTACGCCTTACATGACTCCTGGTGGGAAAGCTATGATTTATGCCTATTCTTTACGAGTCTGGCTAACTGGCCGTAAAGCAAAAGCTTCTTTCGTCTTAGATGACAAAGGATTTAGAATCGGCTCAGAGGTAAAAGTTAAGCTTGAAAAATCTCGCTTTGGTACACAAGGCCGACAATGTAATTTCAAGATTTTGTGGGGAGATGAAGTAGGCGTACAAGATGAGGAAAGCTGGCTTGATGCGATTAGAGGCTCAAGCTCATTAAGACAAGCTGGAGCCTGGTATGAACTTTGTTATAATGATGACACTTGTGATAAGTTTCAAGGTTCTGGCTGGGTTGATAAACTTCAAAATGAAAAGTTTAGAACTCGCGTGTTAGAAATCATGGACGAAGAAATTATTCGCAAATTTGATGATAGAACAGGAAATGCTGCAGATTATTACGAAAAAGAAGGGGAATGATTGAAAGTTAGCGACTATTTATAATGAATACGAAACGAGGGCCCCTTATGAAAATTTCTGTTGAAAGACTCAAACAAATTATCCAAGAAGAAGTAGACGCTCATGCGCTACAGGAAAAGTTAACTGATAAAGAAGAGAAGAAGAAAGCAAAGCTTGAAGACGATCTTGATGATCTTGAGCACAAGTGAATGAAAGAAGGAAAGCTGAGTCCAGCTTTAGTAAAAAGGTTTCAATTGAAAGAATCAATCGGCAAAGTATTATGGCACTCATTAGATGAAAATGGCCACATTGGCGAATATGATATGCAATTTGGGGATGTAGTTTTAGAAGGCATCTCTCCAGAAGAGGTACAACCGGTCCTTGAACAATCGCACTCACACCCAAAACAAACGAAAAAGAAGAAAAAGTAAATGCCCTGTAAAGCAACTGACCTCAAGCTCACCAAAGAAGATTTAGAAGAAATCATAAGAGAAAAGTTAGAAAATTTTATATATGAAGATGTAGCGACATCGAAGAAACAGGACATGCCTGACACATTATTGAGACGGAAGCCCAACCCTCTAAAAATTGAAGACCAACCAGAAGATTATACCCAACGCCCTATTGGACTTAGAAGTACTTCTACTGCGCCTAAAAAAAGTACCCTACAACATGCAAGAAGTGCAGCGCCAATTGGTATAACTGTTGGTGGCAAACAAATTGCACTTAATAAAGGCACAAGATGGAAAAGCTTGGGAGCCGAAAGCCCAAAGTATGCTCTTTCTTTGACAGGGAAGTTTGGAGGAGAAAAAGGCATTACACTAGAACAAATCATAAAAGAAGAATTAGAAAAATTACTTCATGAACAAGCCATTTAAATCAATTAAAAACAAAGGAGAAAATAAATGAAACTTAAGGCAGTTCATTGCCTAGGTTGCAATGATATCGTATATTCAAGAGCACCAAATGACTTTAGAAATTGCTCTTGCGGCCAGATCTTTGTTGACGGCGGGCGCTCATATTTTAAACATGGTGCGGCGCCTAATGCAGAATACAAAATAACAGAAGTGAAAGTTAACATCCCTCTCAGTCGACTATATGAAGACTGGAATCAAATGTCCGATGAATATGGTATAATCCGCGCGACATAATTTTCTTTACATATTAATAAAATTGTGTTATCCTAAAT